GATCTTATATCTGAAGTTTTTAACATAATAGTTCCTTAATTTGGAGAATCCTTATATCTTTTTTCACGGGCCTTCAATTCCTCCCTATTTCTGTCCCTTACACGTTTATTCCGCTCTGCTCTGCGTTCTAAATCGTCTTTTTCCGCATCAGTTATACGTTCTTTAAGATATTCTATGAAAGTTTTCATATTAATATTTATAAATTATTTGTATCCCAATTTCTTGAGTTCCTTGATTGTATTCCTCGCAGAAGTATGAACTATACCAATTCCTCCTGCTCTCTTGAATGCATCAATGTTTTTCTTATGGTCATCTATTAGAAGATTTGGTCTTTTGTCTCGACCATCTTTTGCAAAGTTTGCCTTGTTTATCCTCATTACTGCATAAACTCTATTTTCAGACACCCGAAAATGTTTTTTCATCCACAATTTCTTATCATCTGCAGCTCGTTCTGAGATTGGGCCCCTTGATTCAGACTTTCTAGGAACTGCGGTTAAAACAAACGGATCATATTTCCCTATAAATCTCCATAAATCATGTGCATCTGGCATAGGTGGTAATTGATAAAACATATTTTCTGGTAAATCTAACCAGTATTCATCCTTAAACGGATGACCTAAATGTTCTTTTGTGAACTTGACAAAATCTGCAAGTACACCATCCATATCACAATAGATCGTTGGTGTGTCAAATTCTACTAGATAGTCTTTAAATGTTTTCATTTCTTTGCCTGTGATTGAACTAATTTTCTAATATAAATTTCTAAATCCATTTCAGAATCCCAATACTTTCCTTTAAAACCATCTGCTTTTACTTTCTTGAGAAAATCTTCGTAACCCATATAATCATCCTCATCTGGATCACCAGAACTTGATGATCTGTGCCAAGCATCACTATCTAGGAGATGAACCTTCTGTATCTGAACCATATTGACAATGATTTCATCCCATGATGTGTCTGTAGTTCTTCTGTTCAAGTATGATCTGAAGATACTCTGAAGTTTCTTCACATGAGCCTTCATTACTTTCTCAACTCCGTCAATATAATCCTTAACAAGATTACCCATTATCTTTCTATAATCTTTTTCTTTCCTCAACCAAATTCCCATGTTCTGCCAATATTTTCCAAGATCTTTTTCAGTAGCATTATATAAAGTTACTTTGTGTGCGTGTTGGCCAGGAAGATATTTTTTAAGAAGATCTTTTATCAACTCAAAAAGAGAATTTCTCTTTCCATCACCACCAATCATCGCATCAATATCATCTTGTACTCTATACATTCCTCCAAAATAACTAAGTTGAATCCACCTTCGGCCAGTTTTGTCTGGTGAACTCATCACATCTTCTCTCCATGCAGAAAGAATATTTGCATCTAATTCCAGAATTACTCCACCTTGTGTTTGTACACCTCTTGACATATATTTGCCATGCATTTCAAAGAATGCAGAGATTGACTTCTTTTGCCCCTGCATCTTTTTAATACCTTCATATCCCTCTGTATCTGTTACATGGAAACAAGTTGTCCGAAAATCATCTAATCCTATTCGTCTGAAGATAGGAGTGGACATTGGCAACCAAAGACCAGTTAATCCTATTCCCATATCGAATAATTTGTCAGATAGACTTCCTGCCCATCGAACTTGTTCATCGAGATATTCTTTAAACTGGAGCATTCCTAACCTTTTGGCATCGATTTCCGATTCTTATCTTCTCGTTTTTTGACAACATCTCTATATTTTGATCTCAATCTACTAAGTTCTGATTTTTCATCTGGTGAAAGGGAATGTTGTCCTGCTCCCTTTGTTTGTAAACGATCCATTCTGCTTATTTCATCTTCTCGACTCTTTTGAACCTTTCGCACTCCTGCTAATCTCCTAGATACTTTCGCTTGTTTGTCTCGGCCTTTTTTAGTAAGAAGATCAAGAATTCCTTCCTCAACTTCGTCTTTACCTTTTGCCATATCCCGATACATCTGTTTCATTTTTGCAGGAGTAACCCTTTCAATTTCTAAATCCTTAATTGCATCTGGTTTCATAATTTTTCGCATACTTGCTTTAACTGCTGTTTTACTTCCTGCTTCCACAAATGTTGGTGCAACATCTGGAATCCTAACTTTGAAAAATGCTTCTCCTAAGTACTCTTTAAATTTTTTCATTCTGGCCTCGTTATGCTATAAACCTTTGCTATTTGTTTCTCCAATATCGGAGTCCTGTCTGGCCAGTAGATGTATTCTTTGTCTGCATTTTTCATCAGACCTTTTAACATCGGTATGACCAACGATTCTAATTCTTTAAGTTTTGAAGAGAACTTATCATTCAGTTCTCCTTTTCTTTCTTCCACTTCATCTATAACTGCACGTATTGAACTTCCTTGTTCACTCAATGCACTCGCAATCTGTGTCGATTCTATCTCTAATATCTTATCCACTTTTCCCTCTAATCGGGAAATCTTTTCTCCTGTTTCATCGAACAGGCTAGTATCTTCTTTATCTCCAAGTGAATGTATCAAACTTGAAATAGCATCTATCTTTTTACTTAACTCATCGAACTCATCTGATGATACACTAGATGGCGGAGTTGTGTCTGTATCTGTTTGTGTCTTTTTGAATTCATCGGTAGATACCGCACTAAACCCAAAATCGAAATCGTCTGCCATTTTTTCCTATTTTTTGAACTTTGTCACTAAATCAGTAGTGCCACCAACATCAAGTGACACTACATCTTCATTTACATAATTTGACTATGGTAGGTGTTTTGCATTTCACGAACACTACGAATTCTATCTTCAAAAGAATTGTGATGTTTGTAAAATTCCTTCACAGCATCTTCTGAGGTTTCCGCTTGGATTACATCCGTTCCGATATACCAAGGCGGAAGCGTCTTCTCGTACTGTATCGAGTACATAGTAGACTTCTCCCTAAAGAAGATTAAATTGTAACACTAAGTTCATAATCTCTTACACCTATTTATTTTTTTTATACCCTTAACTTTTGATTTCTTGTCTTAAAATCCTTTTTTCTCATTACTGTCTTTGCAACAAGATCAAGCATTCCATTTTTATCAAGATTAAGAACAAATGGCATATTGACATCCGTTTCCATATCTGAAATAACTGCTTCTGCATCTGGATTCATCTTTGCAATTTTCTTGCCATACTTCTTGTATGTCAAACGAAACAACCGAATAAGTTCTGCCTGATTGATTGGTTTCTTGTTTCGTTCATCATTTACCCTGTCAAGAAAATGTCTGGTAAACTCTACATCGATTCCTACGGCTGCAAATAACTTATCTGCATATTTCTCTATTTGATCTAAGTCTGACTTAGATACTCTTTCGGTGAGTTGTCTGAGTTTCAATTCTTTGGCGAAAAGAATATCTCCCCATTCTTCTTCTGTAAATGCTGGTTCTTGTGAAATGAATTCTTTAAACTTTTTCATCTTATACACCACTTATTTCTCCACGAGCAGCAGAGTCTACCTTATCTTGACTCTTTGCCCACTTCTGTGCCTGTGCTTTGTTTTTAAATCCATTAGAAACTGGCATCCATTTGTTTCTTCCAACATGACCCATTACATACCACTTCTTGTCGTGTGGATTTTTGGAAACAATATACTTGGAATTTGCTTCTTCTAGATACTGTTTAAACTTTATCATTTTCTTCTACCAATTATCTCCAACTTCTTTACCAGTATAGGCCAGAAAGTTTTTCTTATGATCAATCTTAATTCCATCTTTTTTTACTTTCTTCAGTAATTGTTTTTTAGAACCTCTTGCAACCACTTTACCACCTACAACCAATGCATGGCCTTGTTTTGCTTCTTCCATTTTTTTATCAGATTCATCAAATGATACTAACTTTCCACCTTTTTTATCGAGTTTAATATTCTTAATCCCAAATCTCATTTTCATATTTTTCTTTTTCGTTTCATCAGAAGCCAAATGAGATAACTTGTTCCAATAATATTGCATCTGAACAAGTTTCTGACTTGAAGACATGATTCTTTCATCTAATGTAAAAAATTCTTTGAATGTTTTCATAACCTCGCACTCTGTGATTTTCTTGTGATATAATCTGCCATATCTCCTGTGTCTTGATATAATTCAAATGGAAATCCATCTATATCTTCGTCATCTTCCCAATCCGGGCCGAACTCTGGG